TTTAAGTGAATCTATCTTAAGATTAAACTTATTTAATTTTTCAGAATATTCCTCAGATAACAAATTTAAATTCTTATCTATTGCTTCCGACAAAGAATTAGCAAAAGAACTAGAAACACTATCAGGTTGTTCCTGCAGTTCTTCAACTTTAACAGGAGTTTCAACCTCTATTTTTTCTTCAAATAATTCACCAGGTTTCTTTAATGCCCCCTCTTTCTGCAATTTTTCTACTTCAACAGGAGTTTCAATCTCTATTTTTTCTTCAAATAATTCACCAGGTTTCTTTAATGCCACTTCTCTACTATTATAAAGTCTATACTATAATATTTATTCTTCCACAATCCACTGAAATTCATCTAATGCATTACTTACAGAGTCATAGGGATCACTCATAGTTTTCTCTCTTTCTCCTCGTTTTATGTATTCAATTGCATTATAAACATGATTCCACTGACTCTCTTCAACTTCTAATTCAAATGCCTCTGCAGGTGGATGTGTAACTGGTGCAGTACATCCAACTAATATTAAAGGTAATATTATAAACTTATTCATCCTTCTTTAAAACAACTACTGGTGCAATCACCCTATGAAACTCACGAAAGTATTCCATTCTATCTTTTGCATAATACTGACGAGGTTTCTCTTTTTTAGTCATTTGGAAAAAAATGATCGTATCTCATTATGTAGTATATCACAACTCCAACTGAAATGACAAGTATTCCTATCATCCAAATAATACTCCAAACAACATCACCCATTAGGAAACCTTAATCTCTCTGTCTCCAGTCATCTGACCTATCAGGTCTAAACCAATCATATATTTCATCTGGACTATTGAAACCCCTGATTTGTTTACCACTTGAATCGGAGTCTCCTATATTCAAGTTATTCAGAAAAGAATCGTTCGGATTCGTCTTCATTCTTCTTGCTTGTTTTATCATTCCTCTGGCACTTGTATTTGCCTTTCCTAACTTCTCTGCCCATATCATATCTTCTAGACTTACCTCAGTTCCTGCTGCAATTGACTTGCAGATGCCTTCAAGTCGAAGACGATATTGTGTTGATAACATAAACTAATGGATACTATTAGTATTATCTATGCAATCATAAGCATAGCTTTTTGCAATTCTTTGGAATGCTCATATTCATCCTGTGCAATCTCTTGAATCTTAGTATCCTCTGGATGCCATGCAGCATATTTAATATAAGTTTCATACGCATGCATTTCAATCTTCATGTTAATATCATAAGCGTTAATAGGATTGATAAGATAGTAAGCAACCATGATCCAATAATAAAGTAGAACAAGATGCTTGGCAAAAAACCTGTCGATCCAATACTTATTTCCTTCCCTAAGTTCCATTTCTTCCAGATGTTCTGTTTCATTCAGTGCCTGATAAAAGTGTTCTTTCATTAAGTATACATGTTCTTCACTACGAAGTCCAAGTGATTCACGAAAATGTAACACACTAATAAATGAAAAGTAAGGTGCTCTTGCTATGACCTCTAGTACCCAGAATCTCTGAAAATCTCTACCTCTGTAGAGGAAGTCAAGGACATAGATTGTAATATCCAAGACCCATGTATTAAATTTTTTCATACCCAAGCATAGTTAATAGAAGCAAAAATTGCTACACAAATCATCCCAAAAATAATCGTTGTTGATTTTACTGGTAAATTTTTCATAACTCCTTTATCTCTATAAGTATTTATACTTAATAGAGTTCCTCTTCCTTACCTAACTCAATTGTAAGGTCGGATGTGGGATAGGCAACACAAGTTAAAACAAAACCTGCTTCAAGTTGTTCATCATCTAAGAAAGATTGATCCTCTTGATTTACAGTTCCTTCTGTAATCTTTGCTGCACACGTTGAACATGCACCTGCTTTACAAGAATAAGGTGCTTCAATTCCCTCTTCTTCCATTTTGTCAAGGAGGTATTCATCTCCTTCACACTCAAACGTGGTGCTATTTCCTTCTGTATCAATAGCAGTGACATTATATGCCATAGTCATTCCTCCTTTTTAATTGAATCCAAAGAAAAAGGATGTTCGTGTAGATACGGAACATCCTCTCTGGCATTTCTTACGGCTTCAAATGCGTCATTCGCATATTCACCTATTTCGTGATATTCGTTTTGTTGATCGTGCCAACTAAGTGTGTAATGGGACATGATAGTTTCAACTCCAGTACATATTATATATTATAACATGTAAGTATTTTTACGCAATCATGTGTCGATTTACACACTAACAATTATCGTTTAAATCCTCCGCCATTTGACCACCAATTTCAGCACCTTGGTTTCCAGAGAACATAGTTACCCAACCAGCCGCAACCCAACCCACAATAGGAATATTAGCAACACTAGGGGCGAGCTGAGCACCAACGCTGGAACCAACCAACCTTCCTGTGTTTTCTCCCCCTCCGATTGCTTTGATGCAGGCTTCTGATTTTGAATTTGCTTCTGCAACGTGGGGTGGTTTTGTGTGAACTGCACCGTCCATCGTGTACTCTTCAGAGATTTTCTGAGTGTTGTTAGCCAATCCCAGAAACCCACCTTTGGTTTTTATATCCCGTTCCACATGCATCACCTTTGGATCGTTTGCACGATAAGAAATTCTATATCCTTCTTTTGTTACTTCTGCATTGTATGATGTATAAGGTCCTACGGGTACATTAATACTTGGTAGTTGACTCTCACGATTCATAAGACTACCAATCATACCAACATGAGATAGACCGATTGCTCCACCGAGTCCAATAACAAATAGTCTACCCCACTTCACATTCTTTTGTTCACTCATTTAGTTTCGGGTGTAATTTTCACGGGTGCTTGCTCAATACGAATAGTCTGTGCAGGTGCAGTTTGAGATGCTGCTGCAATTAACTTCTCCATATCTCCTTTGCTTACACCACCACTAGATCCACCACCTTGTGCTCCTCTTTTTGAAGTTGTAACACCAAATGTAGCGAGAACTCCTGTGAAGACCGAAGCTATGAAAGTTGGATCTAAATCCTGTTTTGGAATTTTAAGGGCAGAGGGTAACTCCACATATGCTAATGTCAAAATTGCACCACTCCACACTAAAATACCTAAACGCACAAAAGTTGAAAGAATCATCATCTGCTCTTCTTTGTCTTCAGATGCTTCTTTCAACTTACTAAAGAGACCCTTTTTCTTAGGATCTTCTTTTAGCACTTCTTTTTCTTTTTTATCGTCTGCCATTAGATTAATGCATATAATCTATATAGCGCAGTTTTATTTAAAAGTTAGGTACACCAAATCCTGCATCAGGAGCAATCTGAGTTGGTTCATCTGCAGAAGGTGTAGATGGTAGTTGTAATGCACCACCAAGTCCTCCAGTACCAAGTCCAGATGGTAAAACAGATTCTAAGACCTTACCCTTGACATTTTCGATAATTGCATCCTTCCGTACATATACGTACCCAATAGTACCCACGACGGTGAGAGATACAACACCACTAGCAATAGCGATTCCATTGACAATTTTCTGTAACATGATTTTAATTAATACAAATTATATATCATACTCGCTTCCTTCTCCAATATATGCCATTGAGATTATATCTTCATTCAAATCTTTATGATTTGCCATGATCCATTCGTCAAATTCTTGACGTATTGAATCACCATTCATTACATCTTCAAAATTACCACGGGCACAAAGTTCACACATTCTGTCTATTGACCAGTAATATGTTTCATTTACCGTTTTTTTCAAAGTTGCCATAATCTTTACGCATATATCTGCCGAGTATGTTGCTATTATAGTACTTTGGCGTCCCGTCGTCAAGCGACTCCATTAACACATTGTTAATAAACAATTGTTTTGTTTCTTCGTAGTTTACTTTTCCAAGGGTGGTGTGGAGACTGAGGATTTCTCTTCTGAAAGAATCCTTACCATCTCTTCTAATATCTGATTTAAGATCGTCAGAACTTCCGTAGTACTTTTTCCAGTCTGATTCACTTGTAACTCTTCTCTTTGCTCCCCTTGGTTTTCTCTTCTGCACGAAATACTTTCTTCCGATGTAGGTCCTCCCATTCTTGGTGTTGGTGATGCGATAGACGAACCCATAGTAGTCACCGATATCATCAGAGGTAAAAGGATTGCCTTCATAAATCCAAGGGTTTTCATAATCAATTTTCATCCTATAAAGATTATTTCTTTATATATCTTGTTTCATCCAGTCTAATACTTCAGCAGGTAATTTACCTACTCTTGGTGCAGATGCATCTACTGTATGTGGGTCCATCTCACCCTTGGGAAGATAAGTAAGTTCACGCAATGACCTAACTGAGGGATCAGTTGTAACATTAGTAGGAAGTCTACCTAATGCTATATTGTCAAAATTTAAATTATGTCTGTCAAATGTTGCTAATTCATATTCTTCAGTCATTGATAAGCAATTTGTAGGGCAATACTCCACGCAGTTACCGCAGAAAATACATACTCCAAAATCAATTGAATAATTTCTTAATTCTTTTTTCTTTGTTTCCTTGTTCAT